CCCCACCCCCCGTATAATCCCCACCCAACACATCCACAGTATTGTTTGAATTATCCGAGTAATCACCGAAATTAGATAAAGATAAAGAACTGCGACAAGTCAATTAGCGTAATTGTCGGGGGTAAAATTATTATAAAATACTTGAATTTGCAAATAAAGGGTAAAAAAGAGGAAACGTTTTGTAATTTTCGGGGTAATTTTCGCAAAAAAGTGATTTTTGTAAAGTACTGATTATCAAGGGCAAAGTCTACTTTCTCCACCGTATGGATACAGGAAACGTTTTTGCAAAAATTTTTTTAATGGTGAATAGTAATTATCTTTGTTGCAGGTTTAATTTAAAGGTAAATAAAATGAGTAAAGATTGGACAGGAAACAGTAATAGCGTTTATAAGACATTAGGCGCAAGTAATCACACAGACAAGGATAGGGAGGAGTTAGACTTCTACGCAACAGACCCAATAGCAGCAGAGTTGTTATTGAGGGAGGAAACGTTTAGTGAGCGTATATGGGAGTGTAGTTGTGGTCAGGGTCATTTAAGTAAGGTATTTGAGCGTAATGGGTATGAAGTGAGGAGTACGGATTTGGTGGATAGGGGATATGGAGAGGGTGGAGTTGATTTCTTAGGCTTACACAATTTGGAATGGGAAGGCGACATAATAACTAATCCGCCATATAAGTATTCGAGTGAGTTTATCTATAAGGCGTTAAGTATAATACCAGAGGGTAGGAAGGTTGCTATGTTTTTGAAGTTACAGTTTATGGAGGGTAAGGGGAGGAAGAGGTTGTTTATGGAGTTTCCGCCACGAATTGTGTATGTATCAAGCAGTAGGATAATGTGTGCAAAGAATGGTGATTTTGAGAGTAAGAAAAAGGAGGGTAGTGCAGTAGCTTATGCTTGGTATGTATGGGAAAAGGGTTATAAAGGAGAAACAGTAATTAAATGGATAAATTAAGTGTATATGAAAGAATTTAAGGATTTAGACAGTTTAAGTTTTGCGAAGGACTTAATGTTAGTAAGGGATATAGAGGATGACAGTGCGAGTTGGGAGATAGTTGGTAGGGATGGTGAGAAGATAAAGTTATACAAGGATAGTTTATTTAGTGTAATGAGGGAGGACTATATACCAGATGATGTAATGAATATATGTTTTAGGGGTGAGGTTATGAAGATGCCTAGAGCGATTTCAAATTGTGTAAGCTCCGTAAGTGTTGATATAAGTGAGGGTGATGAGTGTTACTTCCATCACAGTTTGTGTGATCCTTCCAACAGGGTAAAGGTAGGTAATGCGTATATGTATGTTATACCGTATAAGGTTAATTATTTGACAATGAGTATGACGAATGTATACTTCAAATTGTGCAAGGAGCGTGGAGAGGTTATGGTGGATAAGTGGGTATTATTGGAGGCTATTGAGGAGGAGAAGTTAAAGTCTGATACATTAATCTTGTTGAATAATAAGAAACCTAGTGAGAAGTATTATAGAGTAAAGAGCGTTAATGATAACGAGTATGGGATAAACGTGGGAGATGAGGTAATAACGGATAAGCGATATGTGAAGAAGATAAACTATGGTGGTAAGTTAGCTTATGTGGTTCACCAGGTTCATGTATTCGGTAGGCGAATTGTGTAGGCATAATAATTTAATATTATGATTAAAAAAAAAATAGGAAAAGAAAGTAGAATAAAACAGTTAGTACAAGCATCAGAAGTAATAATTTAATAACCTCACACAATTAGAAACGATGGAAAAAGTAAATCACCCCAACCACTACGGTGGAAAAGAAAGCGTATATGAAGCAATAAAAGTAATAGAGGCTTGGAATTTAGATTTTAGTTTAGGTAATGTAATTAAGTATATATCTAGGGCAGGAAAGAAGAGTGATAATGTAAGGGAGGATTTGGAGAAGGCGAAGTGGTATTTGGAGAGGGCGATTTCAAATTGTGCAGCCATCGAGAAAGATTTAGTGATTAGCACAGATGATATTGATAAGAGGTATAAGAAAGGCGATATAGTTATTTCATTGGTTGATAATAAGGAATATGTTTATAGTGGACTTTGTATTATAGTTAATGATAATAATTTAACTGTATGGGATAGTTCTGGTATTGGTTTATGTTTACACAGAAATGGTATCTTTGCAGAAAAGGTTATTAAGCAAAATTAATTATTTTTCATAACTATTTGATAATTAATAAAATAAAATCATTAAGGAAGAAACGTATAAAAATAAGGGAGATGGCTACACAATTAGAAAATGAACCTCACGAAGTATCAACTGTAAAGTGCGATATATGTACCTATGAATGGATAGCGGTAAGACCGTTAGGATTGGTTGAGTTGGAATGTCCTAATTGTGCAAACATGACAGGTTTTGAGAATGTTTAATAACGTTTTGCGTGTATAAGAAGTGGCGGAATTAAAGCACAAAATTAACTTGAAAGCAATACAGTTCATATCAGCACAAATGTTTCTAAATGGCACGAACCCCGCCATTTTTTATACACGCTGTTATGGGCAGTTGTTTTCTCAAATCTAAAAAATATGTTTAGTTATTACGGAAGTAAAAATAAGATTGCGAAACTTTACCCTTTGCCAAAATACGACTTAATAATAGAGCCGTTTGCTGGTGCAGCTTGGTATAGTGTTTTGCACCGAAACAAAAATGTATTACTGAATGAAAAGTATGAAGTGATACACGACATTTGGAAATGGTTGATAAATGAGGCGAGTTCTGAATTGATATTGGAACACAAAGACTTTTTTATTGGGCAAGATATTAGCCAAATTGATTTAACGAAAGTACATAAAGACTTGATAGGTTTTTGTATAAACAGAGGTAGTATAGCACCCAAAAGCATTGTCCAAAAATGGAGTTGCCAAGTAGCATCAAAGCCAAATTGGGCAAGTACAACGGCATTTTCATTAGAAAGGATAGCTAAACTATTACCTGAAATAAAACACTGGCAAACACAATTTAGCGATTACAAAAACCTACCTGATATTGAAGCGACTTGGTTTATTGACCCACCATATCAATTTGGCGGTGAACATTACTTGGTTAATGGTATTGACTATTCAGAACTTGCCGAATGGTGCAAAACACGAAAAGGGCAGGTAATTGTGTGTGAGAATACCAAAGCTAATTGGTTGCCTTTTACGGCTCTTACCGAAATTCAAGGGCAAAGGGTAAAGACTACGGAGGCGGTTTTTTACAATTGCCCATAACATCTCGCTTTACGCAATTCAATTTTTTGCACCGTAAAAACCAACAGATTTTAACCTTCTTATACTTGCACAATTTGTAATAATAAACAATAAGGGGAAATTGGCTAACAGGATTCCATGTTTCTAGGACAAATACAACAGCCTCTTATTTTTTAATATAATTTTTGTAGGTTACACAATTTGTTATATATTTGCTAAAAAAAGTATTAGTATGTTACACGATATGGATTCTGGTCGTATTTATGAATTAAAGGTATATGGTAGAATGGATACTGCCTTTAGTTTAAGATTAGGACAGGAGTTTATGGTGAGGGGGAAGAGGGTATCTATAAGTGATATTTATAGAGATAAGAATTACTTACAGTTGTATGGGGTTAAACGATATATAATTGAGGTAAAGCGTGAAGATGGGAATAGGGTAATATGGAAATACTTTGAGGGCGTTGATGTGGAGGTAACAAATGATATAGAGTAATATAAACTTTTAAAAAATACAAAATGGCAAAATTACACGTTTTAAATGATGTTAGTGGTAATGAAGTTTTAATTAACGATTTAGATATTATCACAGTAGTAAGTACAGGTGCATCTACTTGTTCTGTAACTTACAAAAACAAAGCAGAGAGCTTTGCTAATACAGTAGAGGCAGATATTGCTATCGAGGACTTAGTATTAGCTTCGGAGGTTTTATTTCAAACAGTAGAGGACAGTTCGGCTGTTGATATTGCTTTAAATACAAACAGAGTAAAAAGCGCACAATCATTAGATACTGATTTAACAAAAATCGGTTATGATGAAGATGGTAACTCATTAGGAATTTTGACTATCAGAACTGATGTATCTGGATTACCTAACTTCGTATTAGTTAGAAAAATCGTAGCTACTTCAACAAGTACAACTACTGATTTCGGTGGTTTAGTAGTAGGACAAACAGTAATTAACATTCCTGCTGTTGCTGGTAACGCTAAGTTTGGTGTTGTAGCAACTGCTGATACTTTACCGTTTGCTGCTGTTGTTGGTGATTTATATTTAGTATTATAATTTTTTTTTAGTAAAAGATTATTTTATTAGAAAAATAATATTACATTTGTACTGCCAACTTTTCTTTTCTTAGATTTCTTCATGTTTTAAGAGAGCCTACTATTAATTTAGTAGGCTTTTTTTTATATATTTGTGTTTAGTTAAATCAAATTAAATTAAATACAATGAAAAGACCAATAATCAAAGATGTGGAAGCACGTAAGTATGTGGAGCATTTAGAATCTAAATTACGTGATTTGAATACCGATAGTATTAAATGTGAAACGTATAAGAGTTTACGCACGTTTATCCACAACAACAATAAAATTTTAATGTCTGCAATATCCGAAGAAGAAGCATCGAATAAAGATGACAAGATTATGGATAGAGCGTTTAAGTATGCAGATAATATATCTAAGTACGTAGAAACTTTAGATAAGATATACGCAGGGTTGGGTGATAAGTATGTGCAGGAGATAGATAGGGAAAGTGGAAGCGTATATGAAATGGCAATGAAAAGTAAAAAATAATGGTTGCACAATTACCCAAAGACTTCAACAGAAAAGTAACTGTTGGAGAATATACCTTTGAATTACCAGAATGTCCTAAAGACAAGAAGGAGATAATGGGGTGGAATTTAAAGGTAGAGGAACAGAAATGGTTTAGACCAAATGATATATTAGGAGAGAAAGCGTTTGATGCGTTAGATACTGAAAAGCAGATTGAATATTTGACTAGGGAATTTAAACGTAGGAGAGAAGGCTTTTGGTTTTACAATTGTGGAGAGATAACATATATCACAGGGCATCATTATTTCTTTTTGGTGTATTGGAGATTACCAGAAGGCTTTGCTTTTTACAAAGAATCGGATAGGGATTTCTTTCATCTATTCCAATACACAGAAAATCTAAGTTGGTGTTTAGGCTTAATGCAATTAACTAACAGGCGTGATGGTAAGACTGCACGTTCGACTGCTGTATTGTATAATATAGCGACAATGAATAAAGAAAGTTTAACAGGTATCCAAAGTAAAACATTGGGTGATGCTAAGGTTATTTTTTCAAAGTTAGTTTCTTCATGGAAGAAGTTGGAGCATTATATGAAGCCAGTAGATAGTGGGGATAGTAATCCGCAAAAGGAGTTGAGGTTTGAAGAGCCAGGAACAAGGACTACGAAGATTGGTAAGAAAACGTATAAAGATGTAATCAATTCAGTTATTGGATTTAAACCTAGTACGGAGGAGGCGTATGATGGTACAAAGTTGAAGTTCTATTATGATGATGAGATAGGTAAGACTTTGGAGGTTGATGTTTACAATCGTTGGTTAATTGTGAAAGAGTGTTTGAAGATAGGTAAGCGTGTAGTAGGTAAATCGTTGCACACTTCGACTGTGGAGGAAATGGAAAAAAAAGGAGGGGAGAATTGTTATAGGTTATGGTTAGATAGTGATTTAGCAGAGGCAGAGAAGAACGGTAGGGAAACAACTCCATCAGGATTGTTGAGATATTTTAAACCTGCTACTCATGGTTTGGAAGGATTTATAGATGAATATGGAAGAAGTGTTATACACGATCCAAAAGAACCATTAATGGGTATGGATGGTGAGTGGATAACAGAAGGTTCTTTAACTTACATTAAAAAATCAAGAATAGGATTAAATTCAATTGCATTAGCTTCACACAAAAGGAAGTATCCATTAGATATTGATGAGGCGTTTTACATGGATGGTAAGGATAGTATCTTTGATGTAATAAGGTTAAATGAGCAGATTGAATATAACAATACCTTACCTGCTTCATTTATAACGAAAGGTAATTTTGTATGGAAAGATGAGGCTAAGACAATTGTTGATTTCTTACCTAGTGAAAATGGTAGATTTAGTGTGTTATGGTTTCCAGAGGTTGATTATAGGAACAAGACACAAATTGTGCAAGGTGTAATAAAGCCGATAAACTTTTTGAGTTTAAGCGCAGGGGTTGACCCCTTTGACCATAGGATAACAACAGATAGTAGGCGTTCAAACGGAGCGTTTTATGTGTTTAAGAAAATGAGTGTAATGGATGCACAATTCAGCAAAATGTTCGTATGCGAGTATGTAAACAGACCAAGTAACCCAGAGGACTTTTGGGAGGATATATTAAAGGCTTGTGTATTTTATGGATGTGAGGTATTATCGGAGAATAACAAGATAGGTTTGATTAATTACTTTAGAATGAAAGGTAAGGAGTTTTACTTAATGGATAGACCTAAGAGTACGCATGTAAGTTTTTCATCAAAGAAACAGAAGGAGAAAGGTATCCCAATGAATAGTGCCGAGTTAAGGCAGAGTTTAATGGAGATGATGGAAATGTATATCAATGAGAATGTGGGGTACTTTGAGAGTGAGGAGCGTTATGGGAATATGCTATTTAACAAATTGTGCAAGTGTCTAATTTCGTTTAAGCCAGATAAGTGGACAGATTACGATGAGTTTGTTGCAGCGGTTTTGGCATTAGCAGGTTCAACAAGGTATAACAGAACGCACGAAGAATTAAGCGTTAATAAGCTAAAAATAAATAGTTTAGTAAAAACATATAAAAACAAAAGGTACAATTGATAATATTTATTACATTTGCAAATAGATAGATAAATGTTATATGGATAAAAATTATCATTTTCCTTCTCGGACAGCAAGTAAGGAGGAGAAGTCGGAAAACGAATATGGTTTAAAATACGCTAGAGCTATATACGAGGTATATACTAGGGATACATCTTCTTTGTTTAATAAGAAAGAGAAATTTGTTCGTAACCGAAAATATGCAGAGGGTACTCACAGCATAGATAAGTTTAAGGACTTATTAGGTTTAAATGGCGACCAATCATATTTGAATTTAGATTTTACTCCCATACCTATCATTCCTAAATTCGTTGACTTGTTAGTTGGTGAATTAATGGAACAAGACTTTAGAGTTTCGGCAGAGGCTATTGACGACCGTAGCCTTACACAATTTGACGAAATGAAAGCCAAGCTATACGCCAACTTCTTACTAAAGGATATAAACAAGGAGTTAGAAGAGATAGCAGGAACATCTGTTGTAGATAAAGAAGTACCTACAATGGAGAATGAGGAGCAGATACAATCATACTTAAAGAATACATATAAGCAATCAAGTGAAAAAGCAATTGAGTTAGCTTTATCTTTTGTATTCCAGAATAATGAAATATCGGAAATTAAAAAGCGTGTATTGAGAGATATGATAGTATTGAAGTGGGGAGCAATTAAAACTTACTTTGATGCTAACTATGATATTAAGATAGCTTATGTTGATCCTAGAAATTTAGTTATACCATATACTACTAGACCTGACTGTTCTGATTTAGAATATGCAGGAGAGGTTGTTAAGATGAATTTTCATGATTTAAGGTTAATCAATAAAACGTTAAGTGATGAGGAATTAATTGATATAGTAAAAACTTATGGTAGAAATAGGGATGGATATTCAGTAGATAGGTTATCTGAAAAGGGTGCTTACTATTATGATGATTCAAGAAGTTTAGAAAACTTTGATGACTTTTATATTGACGTATTAGATTTTGAGTTTAAGAGTAGTAACTTTAATGTTACTTACGAAAAGAAATATTACCAGGAAGATGGTTTCTTTTTGAATAAAAAAAGTAAAGGTTACGAGCCGAATAAAGAATCTAAGAAAAAGATTGAAGTATTATCTAAAGATTTAGAGTGTTACTACGATGGTATGTGGATAGTTGGAAGCGACTATATAATGAATTACGGTTTACGTAAGAATATGGCACGACCAAAAAATAATAATGCTTACAGTAGTAAAGTACATAGTAGGTTTAAGATATACGCACAAGATATTTACGATATGGACAATAAGTCAATCGTAGAGCGTATGATACCGCACGCAGACCAGATACAATTAATTCATTTAAAGATACAGCAATTTATAGCTAAAGCTAAACCTAGTGGTTTAATGATTGATGTTTCAGGATTAGAGAATGTAATTGTAGGTAAAGGTGATGGTTCAATTACTCCATTAGAATTAGTAGAGATTTACGACCAAACAGGTAACTTCTATTTTAGAGGAACTGATTTGGATAATAATACAATGCAAAGAAGTCCTATATCATCATCACCAAATGGATTTAACGTTGGTGAGATACAAGGATTTATTAGTTTGTATAATTACCATTTAGATATGATACGAACTGTATCTGGTTTAAATGAGTTTAGAGATGGAAGTACGCCTAACAGTAAGACATTAGTTGGAGTACAAAAAATGGCAATTGGTTCTTCAAGAAATACAACTAGACCATTGGTTGATGCTTTCTTATCATTAATGAATAGAGTAGCTACTCATTGTGGTACAATGTTACAGATGAAATCTAAGTATGATCCAAACGGATTAAAAGGATTTATTCCTGCTTTAGGTAAAGAAACTATTGATATATTAGAGTTGAATAAAGAAGTTTCTTCTGCAACATTGGGTATCAAGATAGATTTATTACCAAACGTTGATGAGATAGAGCAAATCTTAATGGAGGTTGAGAGAGCTTTACAAACTGGTAATATAGACTTAGAGGATGCGTTAGAGGTAAGAGATGTATTAAAAACTAATACTAAGGTTGCTATTGATTTGTTGAAAGAGAAACGTAGAAAGCGTATGGAGTTACAGCAACAACAATCTTTAGCTTTACAACAAGCTAATGCAGAAGCGCAAACTCAATCAGCAATGGCTGCTGCACAAGCTGAAATGCAATTGATACAAGCTAAGAACCAGGCTAAGTTAGCTGAAATTCAAATGGAGTATGAATACAAAATGAAGTTAGCAGGTATAACAGTAGAGGGTGAATTGTTGAAAGAAGAAACAAGAGGTGAGGAAAAAATCAAGCAGATTAAATTCCAAAAAGCTTTAGATTATGTGCCTGAAAAAAAAGAGGGAAATAGTTTAAAAACTTTTGAATAAATTTGTTTATAGATTTTTTTTATTATATTTGCGATATTATAAGTTTAATTTATCTTAATTTAATATAATATGTTAGAGGAAATTTTAAAGGGTAAGATTGAGCAAAGTCTTAATGTTACCGCTGAAATAAAAGAGGATGAGGAGTTAAAAACCGAAACAAGCTTTAAAGATTTTGTAGCAGGTAAAGGTGAGGAAGCTCCTAAGGAGGAAGTTCAGACTGAAACAAAAGAAGAAGTAAAAACTGAAACTATTGTTGCAGAAGAGAGTAAAAACTTAGAGGTGGATAATAAGAATGAAGATGTTGCTTCTGATGTGTTTGATTTTTCAGTTGATACAGAAACTAAGGAAGTTAATAAAGAAGAAGTAAAGGAAGAGAGTGTATTTGATTTGAATACTAAGTTTAAGGAGAGTTTTCCTGATTTAGAGATTGAGGATGTTGCACAATTAGTAAACGAATACAAATCACTAAAGGAAAAGAAACCTTTACTAAGTGAGGAAGAGTTAAGTAAGGTGGCATCATTATTAACGGATGGTGATTTAGATTGGAATAAGATAAAGCAAATAGCGGAAGTAAAAACTTTAGATGTAACCGCTTTAAACGATAGAGATGTATTTGTATCGGGATTAAAGAGAGAAGGTTTAACTGATAAAGAAATACAGATTGAATTAGAGATGTATGATTCAGCTATAAACTTTGATGAAGAAGATGCTGATAAGAGAGAGATACTTGAAAATAACAGGTATAAGAGTTCTTTGAGAAACAAGATTAAAGAGTACAGAAACGAACTTTCTGCTTTAAAGAATGATGCACAATTTGATTTACCAAAACTAGACTTAACAGGTTTAGATAAAGATGCTAAAGCAAAGATGGAGCAACAAGCTTTACAACAGAAAGAAATGATTGAGAAATGGAATACAGCAGTAAAGACTAACTTAAACGATTTTAAAGAAATAGCTTTTAACTTAGACAAAGATAAAAAATATAACTTTAAGGTTAACGAGGAGGATTTACAGTTTGTAGAAAAATCTATAACGGATTCTGCTGAAATATACAAGCGTTATGCTGATAAAGAAAATAACTCTTTCGATTTTAAATCAATGCGACAAGACTTGTTCATGATGAAGAATTGGAAATCAGTTGTTAAGACTTTAATTCAACAAAATGCTAACTATAAGGCAGAGGAAATTATTAAAGAAATATCCAATGTGGATTTTGATGGAAGTCAAAAAAGCGGAGGAACAAAAACAGTATCGCCTAGAGATTTAGGCATAAAAGCAATTTTGGGAATATAAACTTTAAACTTTTTTATTAATTATGGCACTACCTTTTGAAGCTGGTTCTTTTGGTGCAAGTTCAGATTTTGGATTTGTATCTGCAATGGATTTGCATGAACCACAATTTGACAACGAGTTAGGTAAACGATATGGAAATCAATACCTTTCTGAATTTTTATTAAACGCAGGATATGCGAAACCTGTAACTGGTTATGAATACTTCCACTTTGAGGAGGGTCGTATCTATCCTAAATTAAAAGCAACTACTGCAGGTGCTGGAGCAGGTGCTGCTGCAACATTTACTTTAGCTGCTGCTGCTAAAGATTCTTACAGCTTATCACAATCTCCTTTTGTTGGTTCAACTGATAAGGATATTATCGCTGCAAGAGTTAGAGATATTATTGCGTTAAAACCTGCAAGTGGAACTGCTAGTTCTTCTGATATGATTTTAGCTACTGTAACTTCTGTTAATAAAGCAGCAGGTACATTCGTAGCAATCCCATTAGAAACTGGTAAATCAATTCCTGCATACGGTACTGATACTGAAATTGCAATCGTTGGTAATGCTTTTGGTGAAGGTGATATTCAACCTGAATCAAGAGTTTCTAAGGTTTCTAAATACTCAAACAACATTCAGTTGTTTAAAGAAACTTTTGAATTACCTGCAACTGCAAGTGGTATCAAAACTTGGGTAGAATTTACTTCTCCATCAGGACAAAAAGGAAGATACTACATCTTAAAAGGTGAGGAAGATGCGTATGTACGTTTCTTAAACACTAGAGAGTTAGCATTGTTAACTAACAAGAAAACAACTAACGTAACTTTAGCAAATGCAGAAGCTGCTGCTGGCACTCCTTTCATGACAACAGAAGGTTTAATTCCTTTTATCCAATCACAAGGTAACACTTTAGGATATGCTGCTAACGTAGGATTTACTAAAGCTGATATGGATCAAATTGTATTTACTTTAGATTCACAAAAAGGAGCTAAAGAAAACTTGTTTATGTGTGGTATTCAGTTATCAGTAGCTATTGATAACGTGTTAGCTGATTCAAGAATGAACGGAGCAATTACTTTTGGTAACTTTAGCTTTGGTCAAGATGCAGCTATCAACTACCAATTTAACCAATACCAAATTGGTAACTACATCTTCAAGAAGAAAACAATGGATAGCTTCAACGATTTACAATCATTAGGTGCACAAGGTTACGGATACCCACACGAAGGTATGATTATCCCAACTGATGCTAAGATGGATGTAAAAACTGGTGAGAAAATGTCTTCATTAAGAGTTCGTTACTTAGTTGACGAGAATGGTGTTAGACAAAGAAAAGCAGCGAAAGTTGAAGGTTTCTCACAATTCGAGAATGGTAAAGATATTATCTCAATGAGATACTCTGATGCTTGTGGTTTTCAAGGTATTGGAGGTAACAGATTCTTCTACATCGAAAGAGTTTAATGACTTAACGATTAGATATAAAATTGGGGTAGGGTATTCTTACCCCTTTTTTTTAGATTAAATGTAAACTAAATTAAATTAAATAAAATGTACACATTAGAAAAACCAAAGACAGGTTACGAACCTGCAACACACGATGATTTTAAAAATCACGTTTACTTCTTAACTAACCGAGCGGTTAATCCAACATTAGAAGATTGCTACTATCCAAAAAACAAAATACTTCCATCGGAGGATATTGTTTATATGTCATGGATAGATAAAAAAACAAATGAAAAAAGAACTGGTAATAGAACTATACGTTATATTCCTGGTGAAACAAGTGTATTTGCTGATGAGCAAAGTTCAATTGATATTCCTAGAAACCGATTTGGGCAAATCATTTTTGTAGATGGTATGTTAGTGGTTGATGGTAGGGATAAATTAAAAAGACAATATTTAGATTTGTGTAATTGGAACAGGTCTAATTCTGAATTTAGAATGCCAGGTAAACCAGAGATTTTCTTTAAAGAGGATAAAGAAAGAAAATCAGAAAATATTATCGACACAAAGAAAAAGATATACGAATTACAAGGTAAAGTATTTGAGTGTACTGAAAGTGAATTACAGGCTTACTGTATGACATTTGATGTAAGAAATTACCAAGCGTTAAATGTGAATGAGATGAGAACTATCTTATTAGATATGATACAGATGGATCCAAATCGTTTTGAGAAAGAAATGAACTCTGATGAGAGAAAGCGTAAATATTGGGTAATGAAAGCTTTTGAGGAGCAATACTTACAAGTAAGTGCTGATAGAGCTAAGATTGAATATACATTAGGAGGTATCCAAACTGTATGTGAAGTACCTAGTATCAATACTAATCACGTAGAGTATTTAACTGATTTATCTTTCAGAAGTCCTGAAACAAATGAGTTAATTGAGAAGTTAATTAAGTTAATGAAAACGCCTTCATTCACTACAAATAGAAGTGGATTAGATGTAACCTCAAACGATAGTGAAAACGAAATCTTGTATAAAGAAGCGTTAAAGCATAAAGTTTTATATAAGGCTGGTCCCTGGACAAGGTTTTCTGATAAGTCATTAAATGATATTAACTTAGGAAAATCAATGGCAGAGTTTTGCGAATTGATTGATAACGACTTAGACTTAGGTCAAAAAATCAAGATGATGTTATCCGAAATTAAAGAAGGATAAAAAAAAATAAAATAAAATAGAAAGCCGATAGCAAATTGTTATCGGTTTTTTTTGTATATTTGACCCAATTATAAAAATATACAAATGGCTATAAGTAGTATAGATTTTTCGGTTAACTTTTTAAACGATAAAACCACCAGTTTTTTAAAGGTTACAGATGTAACTGATTATTCCTTACAAGGTGTAACTGCCTCAAATGTAAGAGGTTTAATTAGGATTGTATCCGATAGTGGAACAATTTACGATAATGTAAATTTTGCTTCACCAGATTTAGATTTAAGTTCTTCAAGGTTATCAGATAATATTGGTTTACCTGTTTATGTAGGTACTAACAATATTGTTAAAGGTAATTATCATGTAACACTAACTGTGACTGATGATGCAGGGGTTACACAATTCACAAGAACAAAATCATATAATTTTAACTTAGACAGACCTACTGCTGATTTAAGTATTAATGTAGATTGTGTATCACCATTATTAACAAGTACAGATACAACTGCTTATAATTTATCAGGGGTAACTCCAATTAATTCTGCTGTTATTGTAGCTGTAAGTACAGTTGATAATACAGTTAGTTTTAGTGGTAACGTAGTAGGATTATTTAAGGTTACACAATTAGTAAACATATCAGGTTCTAGCAATAATGATGGAGCTTACACAATTGATAGTATTGCTTATGATAAAACAACAGATAGAACTATAATCGAATTTGTTGAAGCTTTAACTGATAATACTGTTAATGGAATAGTATATACTAAAGAGCATAAGATATTTTTCCCAAGTGTATTAAGCTTAAATCCGATAGTAGGATTTACAAATGTATTAAGCACTTCAACTTTCTATACAGGTAATCAAGAATTTTCTGTAAAGGGTTATTATTACTATACGCTTACAAATGGATTTTCAGCAACTTTTTACTTAGAGAAAACTTTAAGTAAAGAAGTTACTTGTGATATTAAATTGTGTGACATTTATTGTTGCATTTCTAAAACGTTAAATAGTTATTTACAATACAAAGGAAATAATGATGTTTTAGCTAATAACTATAAAAATGCGTATATCTTAGCCAATTCGTATTTAAGTAGTTTACAGACACAATTAAAATGCGGTAACTCAACTAATGTAGATAAGATATTAGCAGAGATACAAGCTGTAACAGGATGTACTAGTGATTGTAGCTGTGAAGATGGAGGAAACGTTTTAATACAAGGATTAGGTTCTACAAACAATGTAGATGTTGTATCAACTAGTAATCAATTGAAAGTTGTATCAACTGTTGCAGGAAACACTACTACATTTACTTTAAGTTTAGATGCTGACTTAGTAAACGCTTTACAAAATATTGTAACAGTTACTTTAGAAGATTCAGCAACTATTGAGGTGAATGAGGTGATTGATGGTAGCAATAATAAAACTTACACGCCTGCAATTAAAAGTGGGGTTGTACCTGATGTTGTAGAGCAAATGTCTTTTTTATTAGAGGTTCAATATAGATTTTCAACTGCACCTTATAATGCAAGACCAAGTTTAAACTTTACAGTAACTAATGTTTCTAACGTTGCACAATTAGATTTCTCAACTCCTACAATAGAGGATAGAGCATCTATATCTTTATTAAACTATCCAGAATCTAATAACGTTATATCTATAAAAGACTTCCAAGTTTCAAGTGATGCTTACAAGGTATTAGCTAATGTAGTTAAGGTAGTTAAATACAACTCACAAGATAATACAATTTCATCAAGTGAAGATATGTTAGATTTACAGATGTTAGATTTAAAGATTATAAAAAAAGCGGTAAACGATATTTTAATTTCGTTTAGTGATAATATAGTTAGTACGCCAACACAATCGTACATTACAGAAAATTACCAATCAGTATTTATAAACTTTTTAATTACTAAATAATGAGTTTTAACAAAGCAACAAAATATGGAACAGGTTTAGGTTTAATATACTTAACTAATTCCAATGATACAATTATATCAACATTTAAAAATAATAAAGCAGGCAAAGAGCAGGCTGATAAAATGTTGTTATGTTCAAGTCCTGTAATTGGGGAAACTTTAGCTTTAGCTACAATTACCTATACAAGTGGTACAGGTACTGTAACAGATTTAACTATAAATGGTGTTTCCATATTTGATACAGGTACTCCAATTTCTGGAGCTACATTAAGTGATTTGGCTAATGCAACTGCAACAGCTATTAATTCATTTAGTTCAACTCCAAACTATACTGCACAAGTATTAGGTGAAACTGTTTACATATTTATTCAGTCTGGATTTGGTTCTTCATTAAATGGATCAACTTTAGCTGCAACTGTAACAGGTACATTAGCATTTACTAAAACAGATTTAGATGGTGGTACTTCATCGCAGGATATTATAGATGCACAAACAGGTATTAAAGTATGGATAAATGATAGTGTATCTGCTCCATACGGAAGTTTATCAGGTGCAACCGATATATCATCATTTATTGTAAGACGACCTTATAATGCACCTATTGATGTACGTGCTTACACAATTTTAGATGGAAGCATTAAAGTAGATAGAAAAGGTACGTTAACTCAAATAGAGGTAGATACAGAAGGTTTAGCTGCAAGTGATAACTTAACAGATATTATTGCAGAAGGATTCTCTAATGGTGATTCATTAATCATAAGAGGTTTAAATGCTTCTAGGGTGGTAACTATTAATGAGTTAGGAAATATTAATTTAGCGAATAGTGCTAGTTTTGTTACAGGAGATACTGATAGTGTAATTTACTTACAATTTATTGATGGTGATTTTTGGGAAGTAACACGCTCACCAGGTATTCCGTTAACAGTAGAAGCGTTTAGGAGTGCGAATTTTCCACAAGAAGTTTTAGGTAGAAAAGATGTAGAATTAACAGCAGGTGGAGGTACATTAAATTTAACTCCAGGTGTTGATGAGAAATACGTTAGAATTACAGGAAGTTCAGTAACATTAACTTCATCATGGACAATTCAAGGAGCAGGAACTCCAAAAGAAGGAGATACTTTTGTTATTTATATTGACCAACAAATAACTTTAGATGGTAACAACGTAACTATCTTTGGTATTCCTTTAACTGATTTACAAGCTTCTTCATCACCTACAAGTGGTAATAAGCCTGTGATATTAGCTGAATATGTAGGAGCGTGGAGAGGTACTTTAATCTTGAATAGTAGAGGTAGAGATTTGGTGGACACTACACAATTAGCTACGAAAGAAAACTCATTAGGTAATCCTTTAGTAAGTGGATATATATTATCAAGTGATACATTAGGTAATAGAATATGGTCTAATCCAGATGACTTTTTAAACAATTACGATAGTGGTTGGAAAGTTATGAATAGTCATAATGGTACATTTGGTTTTGCACCAGTAGTAGGTTGGACTAATCCTAGTATTAGAGTTGTAGGTAAGATAGTTTTTATTACAGGTAGAGTATTAATACCTTTAGCACAAACAGGAGCTTCAACTACTTTAAGAACTCCTTTTAGTGATTATCAAAGTCCTTACAATGTGGATGTTCAAACTTATACAGGAACTGATGGTGGTTATAATGTAAATCCTAATGGTATTATAACTTCTCAAACTTCAATTTTACCAACGGTATTAGCTCCTAATCAAACAATGTTTTTAGGGCAAAATGTATTTTCACAAAGAAACATTTTAGATACAGGTAATACTCACGTAATTACTTTAAACACTGTATTTAGTTCTGTAAGGTTAGATACTGATGGTAAGTTAAATGTTGTTTCACAAAAAGATGCAGATGATTCAGTAGGAACTGCGATAGGTAATTTCCCTGTTTACAAGTTAGTTACTAGAGCTGATTCAGGAGCTAATGTACCTTCTTATTCTTCATATAAAGAACAAATAGGAGGTTTTAGTATTACTGATTCAACTAAAACTTATCCAAGAGCTATTGATGCAAATGAACCTGCACAATGGGGTGGATTTAGTTTTACGGTAAATTTATGTTATCCAATTGATTCAACATATACAGAAGCAGATATAATAGCAGCATTTGATTCTATTTAATACTTAAAGATATGATAAATGTAAATAGCGTATATGAGTTTTTACAATTCATATCGAATAAAAGTCAGAGTGGTTTTTTAACTCCTAAAGATTTCAACAAGAGTATCTCTAGGGCGGTTTATGAGTTGATAACTAAACGCTATCACAATGTTAAACAGCAAAAGCCTGATGGTTCAGCTATGGTAGGCTTTGAGCAAAACCAAAAGATTACAGATGACTTACGATATTTGATTGTAGTAAATGAAGCGTATAAGGTAAATAACGGTATAATAACTTTACCTAATGATTATTTACATTTATCTACAATTTCATACGTAAGAAATGATTTAGATAAAGAGGGTGAATTAAAGAGTGATTTAATTAACTTTAGCATATTAAGAGATTCGGAGTTGGCTGCACAATTATCATCTGTACTATTCGGTAAAAGAATAAAGAATGGTAAGTTAGGGGTAGCTAGATTTATAGGTGATAAGATAGAGATATTTCCTAAGACTATATCAACAGTTAAGTTGGTATATTTAAGAAAGCCTAAAACGCCTGTATGGGGATTTGATGTGGTAAACAATAAACCTGTTTATTCTATTGATAAATCAACAGATATAGAATTACCAGAAGATTGTATGAATGAATTAGTTTTTATGTGTGCTTCATATTTAGGTATGAATTTACGTGAAGCTGAATTGGTACAATATTCTGAAACACTTAAACAACAAGGCGTATAATGAGAGATACAAGAACTTTAATAGCGGAACAAGCTCAAAGGATTATCCAGGGGGGCGATGTAAACTCTGATGTTCAAGTAACAAAAGAGGAGTTAGAAACGTATGTTGACCAATGTTTTGGTAAGTACATTGTAGCATCTTATTACGAAAATAGAAATGCTGATGGTGAGAACAATGTGAATGGTACGTTTATTTATTCATTTGTAGAGAATGTAAAATATGATAAACAAAGATGTAAGCATTACGCACCGATAAGCAGTAGTTATGTTAACTTACCTAATGGTATGGGTTTATATAGCGTATCGCCAGTACAAGATGAGTTTAATACATTTGTGCCATTAAGAACAGATTTCTTAGCGTTAACTAGAGGAACGTTAGTAGCTAACTTAGAGGGTAACAAAGGTTATTACATAGAAAATACAAGGATATACTTGCACAATTTGGATACTGCTGCTATACCTGAAAAGCTATTAATAAAGCTAGTAGGTGGAATACAAAGTGATAGTCAAGAAGATAATATTGATTTACCTTTGAATATGCAGGAAGAAATTATTAAATTAGTAGTTCAAATGTATTATACAATGAGGCAAACGCCACAAGATGTATTAACTGATAACGTGAAATAATTATGAATACAACAATAGATAGTGTAGTAAGGGAGTGGTTATTTGAATCGGGTAATACTGAACACAAATACGCTAGAGCTTTATCTTTAGCGTTGGGTTGTTTAAGAACTTTAAACTTAGATGTAAGTGGACAGCCTGTTGCAAAATTATTAACTGTAAATTCAAATGATACGGTAGATTTACCAAAAGATTATATTTCATTAATTACGTTAGGTATTTACGATACAGGTGGTAAAATTAGACCATTGTACCCTAGCTTTACAAGAGGTAAAGATGTGGTGGTAGATAGTTGTGGTAAGATTTTATCTCCAGCAGGTAATACAGGAATTAGTGAAGTTATTTATTGGGAATATAACGACCATTCATTTTTTAATTTTGGTGAGATTACAGGAGGTATGTTTGGTTTAGGTGGTGGGCAGAATATGAATGGCTACTACAAGATTAATGAGGAATTAGGATATATTGCATTAGAGGGATATTCAGGAGGTAGCACAATTTATATGGAGTACCTATCTGATTTAAGTAGAACTGATGGACAATTTGCAGTACATCCATATATTATTGATACAGTTAAATCATACATAACCTGGAAGATGGTGGAGAGTAATTTAAACGTAGCTTTAAATCAAAAAGAAGTGTTTAGAAGAAATTACATCATTGAGAAAAAGAAAAGTGTTGCAAGGTTTAAATCTTTCACTAAGGAAGAGTTTTTACAAACAATGCGTAAAGGAAATAAATTAGCACCAAAATTCTAATATGGTAGAGAATAGACGAGTAGTTTATGGTATGGATGCCGACACAGACGAAAGAGATGTGGAAAATGGCTATTGCCGAAAAGCTGTAAATGTAAGAATTGGATCTAGTGATTCAGAAAATAAGAACGCAGTTGAATTGTGCAAGGGTAATGAGATAAGGTATATTGAATTACCAAAAGGAGAGAATACAACTATTGGTGCTTACGAATACAAAAGGGATAATATTGTTTATTATTTCAACCACAACAGTAATGGCGACCACCATATTGTTCAATATAATTTACTACAAGACCAAAGCATAATGGTTATGATTTCGCCTTTATTGAATTTCAGTAAGGAGCATTTGATTACCCATGTGAATGTATTGGATTTAGATAATGATAACCAATTAATTTATTTTGTGGATAGATTAAATCCACCAAGAAAATTTAATATTGGTAAATCGATAAGAGCATTTAATACAGGTTTAACAGGAGATAAGTATGATTTACCTATTACCTTAGATATTATTGATGCAGTTAAATATCCGCCATTATATCCGCCTACAAGTAAATATTTTACGGATACACAATTTGATGTCAACTACTTCCGTAATGAATTATGGCAGTTTAAAGCAAGATACATATATGATGATGGAGAGAAGAGTGCATTTAGTCCTATATCAAAACAGACTATAAGCAACACTTCATATATACAAACTACTAATCAGTTTAATAACGCTATACAAGTAATTGTGCCTTCGGGTGGTAAATTAGTAAAGCGTGTAGAGATAGTAGCAAGAGATAGTGAGAGTAAAGATTTTATTTCAATTGTAGATAAGCCAGTTAGTTTTTTTGAGCAAAGTGGTAATGGGGATTTTGTATATAACTTCTATAACGATGGTAACTATTCATTAGTTGATGTAAGGGATAGTCTTAAATTGTTTGATAAGTTACCTTTATTAGCAGGAACGCAAGCGTTAATTGAGGGTAATAGAATTGTGTATGGTGATATTATAGAGGATTATGATAATGTAGAAGTAGAAGCTGATTTAGATGTTCAATATGAAGCTTTTGAGGATGCACAATTACCTGACGAAGAATTAAACACAATTAAGGGTAGAATATATATAAGAAACGTAAACAATATGCCAGCAGGAGTATTAGGTGTACCAAACCTAAGTTTAGCTGCTATTGGTGAAAAGTATTATGACTCAATAACGTTTCAAAGATGTCAACCAATAAGATACTTAAATGGTGATAATAGTGGTAAGCCTTATTTCGGTAGTGTAAGTACAGCTCATGCTTTAATAGCTAGAAACAACTCTACTGATGGTGATACTGAAAAAGAATATCTGAATAATGGACTATATTACAACCCTATTCCTTTAGCTGGATTTGTAGTTTATTTAGTTGGAACTAACTATAAGACTATAAGTAAGCAAAGGAGGGTTGCCCCAGATATAATGAGTTCTACAAATGTATTTTTTGTAAACAGAGTTAATACTGAAAGGATAGTTGACTTAATGGAGCAGCAAGCTGTTTATAGTGAATTTGAATTAAAAGGTATTCCTGATGGGGAATATATTTTAAGGATAGCTAGCCATTTAACAACTAAAGAAGAGTATGACGATATAACAAGACCATACGAAAGAACTTCTACCTTTACAATGCGTGTAGGTGGTATTGATGGTTGTGAGTGTAAAGTAAAAGTAGAAGGTGGTGAGGTAAAAGAAATTGGCACAACTGAAATTGCTGATATTACATATCCTAAGATAAGGGTTAATTTAGCTACTCAAAGAAAAGAGTTGAACATAGATAACACTATTTCATTTGGTTACTTACATGATAACGAAGCTGAAACTTATATTACTACAAATGATGTTAGGGGGCAACAAAGGGTTACTTACAGTAGGATAAATTATAAAGGTTCTAATGATATACCAGAAGGTTTTTATACAGCTAACAGAAATTATGTAGCAGGGCAAAGTAGATATTTCGCTAACAAATTTACTTTTACGGATCATAACGGATTTTTCTTTATTAAAACGGATGTTACACAATTCTTAACGATACAACAAGGCTCACTACAAACTCCTTTAATAATGTATAAAGGAGCTTTAGAAAGTTTATCTGTTATTACTAACATACCTTCAACTGATAATGATGGTTTATTATTATTAGCGCAAGTTAAAAATAGATTTGCTTTAAATAATGTTAAATCAAATGTAAGTGGTAGGATAGTGGATAATAATGGTAGTTCTGTACCAGGATTAATTGTTTTAGCTGAAAGAGGTGATAATCAATTTACAGATTCAAACGGTTACTTTGATATTATAGTTTACGCTGATTCATTTAATAACTTTGCACAAAGTTTAAATCAATCAAGATATACAGGCACAATTTATGGATTTACAAATAATAGTCAAATACGATATAACGTTACTGATAATATTGTGGGTAATGTTGATATGTATTTGGATATTAACAATGATCCTGCTATACAAATATATAATTCAGAAATTGGATTAGATTTAGGTAATATAGAAGCTGTAACTACATTTGGTTTAGGTACTAGCTTTTTAAAACGTGGTGCATCTTATGAGTTTGGTATAGTTTATTATGATAGAGCGAATAGAAGTGGAGCAGTAAACACTATTGAGGATTTACGCTTAGATTTACCATTCTTTACTGATAAGGTTAAGATAGGTTTACAAAGTGTTTCTGGTGACCCTACACAATACGCATTTTCATCAGTACCAATAGTAAGCGGATACTTGTATAATAAAGCACCTGAATGGGCGACACATTATGCTTGGGTAAGAACTAAGAAATTAAACTTTACAAACTACATACAATTCATTTCTAAAACAACTGAATACAAAACGTTATCGGGTGATGTAACATCAAGTAATGATGGTTACACAATTAATATAAGCATAGACAATATAGTAAACATTTATAACGAAGTAAACAAAGGAAGTGAATTAGTATATACATTTACAAAGGGAGATAGAATAAGATTTATAAAGAGTGCGGAAGGTTTCCCATTTTCTACACGCTTTGATTTAGAGATTTTATCTTATGATATTGGTACAGGAGTTTTAACTTTACGTAATGAATTTAACTTACCTTCATTGAGTACAAATGGTGGTGATTTATTTGAGATATATACTCCATTAAAAGATGTAGAGAATAACTTGTTTTTTGAGATAGGCGAGTTTTATCCAATTGAAGATGGATTACACAAAGGTAATATACAAGACCAAACAGATACAGAACCTGCAATAGTTAAATTTACTTCGGGAGATACTTATTTATTCCAAAGGAATATGCCTATTACAGAAACTACTTATTCAAGTGAATTTGTAGAGTCTAATTATGTTAATGATTTTGTTGATAGAAGTTTTATAACAACTGATGCAGGGCGACCTAATATTGTTAATATGGATATTAAACAATTAAGACGACCTACAACGATTTATTATAGTGATAGATTTATACCTGAAACTTCAATCAATGGCTTAAATAGTTTCTTTGATGTTAACTTTGAGCAATACGATAGAGTGTATGGTAGTATTCAAAGATTACATTCATTTAACAAAAGATTAGACTGTTATCAGGAATTAAAAGTAGGAAGTATCTTAGTAGAGGAGAATGTTATCTTTGACCAATTTGGACAGGGTACTGTTGCTGCTAGTGAGAAGGTACTATCTAAAATTGTGTATTATACAGGAGAATATGGAATAGCGTTAAACCCTGAAAGTTTCTGTTACAATGGTAATCAAAGATACTTTGTAGATTATAAACGTGGGGCGGTATGTAGATTAAGTAATGATGGTATTACTTTACTATCCGATATAAAAATGAAAGAGTTTTTTGAGGATAAGTTTGGGCAATACTTAGCAAGTGAAATAGTGCCTACAATCTTTACTTCATTTGATACAGCTTATGAGGAATTAGTAGTTGCTTTTGGTGAATTAACTAGAAGTGTATTTACGCCACCAGTAGTAGGTAATATAAGTTTTGGTACTGTATCAGTTGAAACAATGTTAGTTCCTGAAAGTACGGATATTTTATTTACAACTGAAACGTTGAATAATGTTTCTGGATTTGAAACAGAAACTACTATTGAACGAAATGTTGAAACAGGAGTCTACACAATTAGTACAAGTCCTATACTACCTAAATACGAAAGAAAGCAAGAGATAGATATTAAACCGATTACTTTAGCGTTTAGTGAAACAACAAAGCATTGGACAACTTATTATTCATATACGCCTGAATACTTATGTTCAATAGGTTTAACTTTAGCTTCATTTAATAGGGGTGCTTTATTCTTACATGACCAAAACGAAAATCATTCAACATTCTATGGTATAAATAATCAATCAGAATTATGGATACCTTTTAATGCGGAAAGGGATAAAAATAAAATTGCTAAGTCAATAGCATTACATACTACTACTCCATTTGATGTAATTATAGAAACTAGAAATGGGCAGGAAACTACTAATGATGTTTACGACTTCTTAGAGGAAGATATAGATAACTTAGTGTTTGATGGTAAGGAGCATATTTACTATTCGCAAGTTTGGAGGGATGTAAATACTGTAAATGAGGAGTTTCCTAAAATCAATGGTGATGCAATGAGGGATAGAAGTTTCTTAGTTAAGTTAATTACTAACTCAAAACTAAAAGAAGTGGTATATCAAGTAGGGTTAAACTACGCACCATCTGAAAGAAATTTAAGATAATG